TATACCTCGATACAATTGTACAAACTTCAATGCATTTCCTGTATCACCTGTTCCGTGGTCTTTAAACATAAGGTTACCTTGTCTGCCTTTAAATACAGCAAACGAAGGGATTTTATCAGTAGTCCTCAACGGACTATTCATAAGCTTCCCTATGCTAAATTTTCCCAAGTAATAAGAAAATATGTCATAATCATCTAATTCACTTAACAAGTCTCTTAAACTTGTAGTAATAGCTGTTCTTGTACTATACATCGACTTATAAGTTCTAGTTAGTATTTGTACTGAAGGAGGGAATCGAACCCTCATGTCCATATGGACAGGAGATTTTAAGTCTCCAGCGTCTACCATTTCGCCACTTCAGCTAATAGCTGGAGATTTCTCTCCAGCTTAGGCTTGACTGAATCAAGCTCCACCACCGACTGTATTAATCAACCAGTTATAGATATTAGGACAGCTTAAATGTAGGTTATACCAATACAATTTGCTATTCTTATCTAACCGTTTGAATCTTTCTAATTCTTCCGAATTAAAATGGAAGGTCGTCGGCACCTGAATTATTTGTGTTCACAGCTTCCTGAGTACTACTTTCTGTAGCAAGAGGGTTTGCAGCGCTCAATGGATCATTATTAGCGTCTTCCTTGTCTGCGACAATTGTACGCTCAAAATGATCACGCTTAAACTGCTTAATCTGTGAATCCTCTTTTGCAACAGTCATTGGTTCTACGAAGATACCATTCTTAGAAACAACTGTGTAATTGTTCTTATCATATATTACCTTAAGACGGAGCTTCTTACTATCCTTATCTGCAACTGCGTCAAGTGTTGACTTAACCCAGTTAATCATTTCTGCAAAGCTATTGAGCTCTGCATCAGGAAGAGTCTCCATGTAACACTTAACAATCTGAAGAACACGACCAAACTGTGCATTATCTGCACGCTGGAGATCCTCATCTGTCTTTACATACAAACCCTTATTGTTCTTCCACTCTGTCATAGAAACTGTCTGACCAGCTTCATTCTCGAAAATAAACTCAATGAAATCCAAACCTGTTGGTGACTTCTTTACATTTACTTCCTTCAGATTAACGTTTTCGTTAATACCTGCTGACATATATGATGAATTAAACTCTTCGTTATTTGTTACGGCTGTCTTTGTACTATACATAATATTCTATTTTAATGCGTTAAACGTCTATTTATATTAGGATTAAGCTGCTGTTTTATAAACTTTCTCCCAATTTGTTGTAATACTACCATCTTCATTGCCTGTTGCAATGATTATATCCTGTCCACGTAAGTGAGGTGCACGAGCTTCTTTAATAGTTCCATCTCCACCCTTAAAACTTATATGTGTTTCGTTACCTTTACGATAAACATAACCGACTGCATCGGCTTCACCACATATAATAGATGAAAGTTTTCCTACCAAATCGAGCGCCATCTCACTTAACTCTTCTCCATTCTGTTCTATCTGAACATCTTTCACATGTCCTACCAGAATGAACTCATCGCAAAGTTCCTTGAACATATCAATTACTTTACGAACAGCTTGACGGATATACATATAACCACTACCGTTTGGAAGAAGTCGTACGTCTGTACCCTTCCAGTTTTTACCCATAGGAGTCTGTCTATACAGAGAACCTGCATATGGCAAACATATTTCCTCCAAACGTGTTGCATTATCTATGGTAATATGTTTATAGAATTTATGCCCTACTTCGGCGTTCTTAGCTCGAATGGCTTGAGCAATCTCTCCTAAATCATTAACACTTCGGGCTTGGACTGCCATAGCGTCAATGAACAATGAACCACCTTCAAGGTCTATTATAAGGTTGTTATCCAACTGGGCAAGACTGGATGTCTTTCCAGATTTTGGACGACCATATAATATCAAGAAGCTTGGATTAGTAGATGTTGCTGGAACTTTGCTTGTAGGTAATGTTAATCCCATACTTTATAAGTTTTTTAATGGTTTTAAAATTAAAGATCAATGTTAATTACGAAATCAATGATAAGCTTCTGCTTCTCCTTTGGGAGGAATGCAGCAAAATCCTTAGAATCGTCGATACTCAACAGAATATCATCAATCTGGATCTCATCATCGAATACCTTAATTGTAGTATCACCGATCTCGATAGTATAATAGTTACCAGAATATGTCTCTGGCTTATACTCGTGAGTAAGATAATAAAGTGCACTAATTAGATCAATAGTATTATTGGTCTCCTTCGCAGTGCTCTTCTTACCAAACAACTTAGCTAATGGACATTCCTTCTTAGGTGTCTTATACAAGTCCTTCATATAAGGATTCTTCTTAATCAAAGAAGAAAGTATAAGATCATCAAGCTTCTCAGAATCACTCTTTGGTTTACTGGGAGTGAACAACTTGCTAAAGAATGAACTACTGTTAATTGTATTTGCATTATTGTTTGGAATATATGTTGTATGTGTCATAATTTTCAGCCTTTAAATTTGTTAAACTTCATCATCTGTACGTTTAACATTCTACTAAGTTGTTGTGCATCAATTGATTTTCGAATCCAAGTATACAAGGCTTACCTGCATCTCTATTCTTTAATATATGCATATAAACCTTATTTTGGGTAGGTAATTTACTAGGTCCATATTCTTGAATACCTAACAACTCAGGTCTATGTAGTGCTAACACGTAGTCGCTACCTTGAAATACCGCATCAGATGACGATAAATCACTTCTCATCGGATAATGTGCCGATGGATTATTAATTCTCTCAGGTGATTCTATATTTCTATTCATTTGTGTTAACAAAATCACAGACGTGTATGGTAATTTCTTAACTTGTATAAATACTTGTAACAAATTAGAAATAGTTTCCAACACGGAACCTTCTCGTTTAGTTAAGAGGGCGTGATCATACATTATCACAAAATGTTTATTAGTACCTTTAACGTACTTATTATAGAACCACATAATAATTTCTTCTACCTGCTTGGAAGTACCAGGATTATCTACAAAGTAGATAGGATACTTCTTTAGCTGGTTGGCTACTGTGACGACTCTTGCGAAGGTTTGGTCATCCAGGTCCTTTTCAGCACTATACAGCTCGGAAGTCGCTTTCTCAAGTTTATTAGAGAGCGTCCTTCCAATCTGCCTAAAGCCTACCATTTCTAATGAGAAAGATAGAATAATTATATCTTCGTTTTGGTTTAAATCAATTAAATCAGTTTCGATAAGGTTTGCAAACGAACTCTTACCAGTTCCAGAAATACCTGTGATAGTATAAACTGTATTAGGTTCAATACCTCCCATGCATTGAGAATTAAACTTTTTCCATCGTGTACGTAAAGACGTAATATTATGTTCACGTCTTCCTTTGATGTAATCTATCGTCTCCTGTGCTACGACAGATATTGGTCTAATTCCTAAATCAGATAAGTTCTGTTCCATATATAGTTGTACTTTCTTTTTCAGTGTCTTGCATTTCTGCTTCAGATGCTTCCCATTGATGGTCTTGCAACCATCTCCACATAGTCTTCATATACATATTACCGTTTCCGTTCTTAAAGTTTTTATCTATTTCGAACTTTAAACAGTCGTTGATGTGCTCCGCCATTTTCTGGCTACTACCAACATATGTATTATAAAGTTTTCTGCATTTATTTACATTCGCTCTTAGGTAACTTTTAGTACCATTAGGTCGTGTAACATAAACTGGGTACATATCATAGAACAAATCGAAGTAGTCTTTTGCTGGAGCTACAAATTGTAATAGCTTCTCTGTTGCTAGATATGTAATTGAATCACCTCTCTTTTTCGAGGTGATAAGTCCCTGTTCAGCTAAGTATGATATTTCATTGTCCTCAATTAGGCTGACAATTTTTTGGACATCTTGATTATATTTTTGATTATTGCCTAATACCATACTCAGGAACACCAACTGATTCATATTGAGATCCTGCGGAAGTTCCGCAAGCTTTGTGTTCAATTCAATAATCATCTCTTATACTCAAAGGTTAACAAGTTGGTTACCAAAATAAATTAAGTTGACGACATTTAAGATTCTCTATAATCTTTCTTGCTTCAGAAGCATAGTAAGCATAGTTAATCTTTCTGTCGCTTATTGGTTTATCATCTAATTCGTTAAGGATAGTAACACCAGATTTAGTAAGCATATTAGAATACTTAAGTGTACCATCTTTATCCTCAACTTTATATAGATAACAACCATCTTCAGATGCATAGTATCTATTGATACGTTGAATATATTTATTATTATACTCAACTTTAAACTTCTTATCAACACGTTGTGTCATTAAGAAATCGTTTATGTTTGTATCTTTCTCAATAAATTCTAATGGATCTTCATTGTTTACGAAATAGTTTATTACTGCTTTAGGAATGACTAATGGCGCCAAGCCTTTTCCTAAAACTGGGTCTGTTATAAACATACCCTTCTTTTCTATCAGTTCTGGGTCTCTAGATTGAGAGTAACCCTTAACGACACCGAAATAATCGTTAACTGCGTACTGATAAAACGCCTCATACTCATCAGTTTCGAATCCTAGTTTTGTAATATTCTCAACGTCATTGATAGCTTCCTGAACTCTATCTTTGGCGTCTTTAGGAGCAATATACATAACACCATCTGTATTGACTTGTACAATCTTACAACCCAATTCAAGTAGACGATCCACCAACATTAATAGAACAAGCTGTCCATTAATTCGTATTTTAAATACTGTGAATGGATCATACATCCAACTAGTTTCTTGCTGCATTTTCCCTGTGACCGAGTTTAAGACTAATTTAAGCGACTTACTCTTAACTTTGTCCGTATGTTTGGCTGCAATTCTTTCATAATAAATATGACAATAGATCCGCCAAAATTCTTCACCAAGATGACGGGGAACCCATTTATATTGTACTATAAATGAAGGATACATTGATGTAACATCAGCGTGTCCTATGTATTCATTGTCATTTGGAACGTAGATCTCTGGGGTATTGATAGAATGTATTCCACCAACACCAATAGAGTAGCGTATATTCGAGATAACAAACCTCTTCTCGTAAGCTTTTTTCTTGTCTGGAATAAGTTCCTTTTTTGTAGGAACAATTTGTCGCTTCATGTCTTCCAGAGCATCTTGTATTATCGGATTTTTATATTTTATAAACGGCAGGATTACATCCTTTAGAGGGACATAATCCATTGGTGAACCAAGCTTCTCTAACGCTCGTTTTGGTATACCTGTTTTCTTACAGTATTCGTTAGCCAGTAATGTTTCACCAAATTTGACGCTATCCATAGATAAAGCATCAAAGCCGTATTCTTTTTCAATAAACAAACGAATATCAATATCACCGTGCTTATATAAGCGGTTTAATAACTCTTCCGTTGAATCAACATCGTTTATATTATATCCTATCATCTTGTCCATATCACACAATGGCAAAAAACTATTAAAATCACCATCGTATTCTTGAACATTCTTATAGAACATTGTAATTTGCATTTCTTTCAAACCTACTCTTAACTTACTACTAAATTGCATAGTTAGTAAATCCATAGATTTGAAATAATTCGCATATTTCCATCTCTTAAATGCATCTGTATCACCATCGGAGGCATGTACAATAGTATGAGATAGGTTAAATAAACTTTGAGTAATTCTAAATGCTGGTAGCGACAACATCTTATTACTATAATCTATGATGTAGTTAATAATAACGTCATCATAATGTTTATTATTATAACCACAGAATAATAGACTATCTCTATTTCCATAAAAATAGTTTACTAATTCTTCTATATCTTTTTTTCGATCAGAAATCTCAAACTTATGATATATGCCAGTTTCAGTATTTTTACATGTACAATGAAAGACATTTGGAAATATCTCAATGTCGTATACTACGACTGACTTATTATGTATTACCATTGGTTCAAAGACTCTAAGTTAATATCGTGTCTCCCGTGGGAATCGAACCCACATTTCAGTACCGTACTATAGGAGACTAAGGTGCTTTCACACCTATATCAGTTTAAGCTTATTTACGCAGCTTTAAAACCTGGCAAGATTATTCGACCTTTACCAGTTTCTGCAACCTTCATAAACCCACAGATAAGTTTATTATCGTTCTCTTTAACATTGTTAATGATATTAAAGGCTTTCGTTACTGCCTTATTATCATAAGGTTTACTTATAAGATCATCTGTACAACCTTTATTTCCTGTGAATGAAACTATTTTAGTTTCAACGAAATCGTCTTCTTTATTTCCATGAAAACGACCAGTAATGACGACAGTACGCTTAGTATACTTGTCCTCTATAAGTTTCTTGATTGCGTTTCGAGCATTACGTTCACGTGCAACCCAAGCTGCTTCAAGTTCTTTTGGGAACAAGTCACCTGTAATATCAGGTTTAGGATTCTTAGAAACCCACTTCTGAACTTTATAATTAAGAAGTGCGTCAAGATATTCCTTTTGGGTCTTATAATGAAGGTTGTTATATTTATCATTGAATGTTCCAACTTCTGATGGAACAATCTTAGTTGTACTTACACGCTTCCAGAATGGAAGGGACGGATCTTGACCATAGAAGTTATATCCTATGGTCTTCACCGTCATTTTCTTCGTTGTAAGATTCTTTGGTAGTGCGTGGAACTTTTCACGTGTCCATGTACCATAATCCTTTGGATGAGATATAACAGGCTTTTCTATCTTAAGTCCGCTCATAATCTCATCAATTATTGCACGAACTGCGTTATAGTCTTTCCAAAGGAGTAAATATCCTAGATGGAACTGGTCACACAAAGGCTTCAATGCTATTATATCAAGCTTATTAATAAACTTTCCACCAGTTTCGGTCTTAATAAACTTAGCAAACTTTGCCTTAGCGTTATCTTCTTTAAGCTTACGATAAGCAAGCTTATTGATAGCATGATCGGCTTTCTTACGATCTGCATCGTTCAGCTTATCAATACCATATACTTTATTTACACCGTTCTCAATCTTTATATCTATGTTTGTCTTAATATTCTTCATTTTGATAATGTTTAAATGGTTTAACTTAAGTTTATAAATTGTTGTGAGTTTTCTCCGCTTCGATCGGAGTCTTACATAGTAAGCAGCCCAGCACGCTAAACTCTATATGTATATATTATGCAGCAAGAATGTCATTCAAGCTATCATCTGTTATTTCAATCTCTGTCTCGTTATTATACTTTTCAATAATACTCTTGTAGGTATTAACATCCTGCTCAAGTCGAGAAATAAGTGAAGTAATCTTCTCATAAGAGAAAATCTCATGGAAACCTGTTCCCTTCTTACCCTTCTGTGCCTTAAGCTGAGGAGCTACACACTTCTTACGAATCTCATTGAGCTTTACAATCTGCTCCTGAGCCTCCTGAAGACGGAAGATAGTATAATAGTGAGATTTCTTAAATGTATCGTTATCGAACTTCAGAATACCGTTGTTAAGCTGATTAAGCATGCCCTTAATCTTAATACGCTGTTCAATCTTCTGAAGAATCTGATTGTGCAGTTCTGGAATATTATGGAAACGGAACTTAGCTACTGCGTTCTTACGCAATGTATTCTCCGCCTTAATATATGACCAGTACTGACTAATTTCGCCATCGAGACGCTTACGAGTGATAATAATATCTTTTGCATTCAACTTTTTGTTTGACTTCATATTGTTTTGATTTAAAATGTTAGACATAAAATAAACAAAACTTGAATTCGAGAGCCTCGTAAATTACCTAGTTCCTATTATCTTACTCAAGGATAATAGAATAAATTTCGCACAAACCCAACTTACACGATACTTTAGATCGTTGTAAGAGGATTACACAGAATCCATAGGGTTTGTACAAAACGGAAAATGATTTAAAATTAGAACAAAGATAAACCAAGTCTAATGATTAATGTTCATTTAAACGGTCTTTGACTTCATCTCCTCACCGTATACACAGATACTAAATGAGTGGAATTGCAATAATTCCGATGAGATTCTATCGTTGACAATGTTCAAATGTATAACCAGTAGGCTCTAGTTTTATATGTAACAGGACTTTACCCGTAGAATCATATACTGGTGCATAACCTGCTCCAGTGACGTGTATATTCTCAAGTAACTCCTTCATTTCCGCATTTTTATCGAAATGCGTTCCTTTAGAAGCCAAAGGACTAGATGGGATAGCAAAACGTAGGGTATCGTACAGACGATCAACTATTACGTTGTAGTCCTTCGAAGCAAGCATGTTTGTAAGCATGTCCTTGCTCAGACCATTAACAATAATGCTCTTAGTACCCTTGTTATCCGTTCCAGCCATTTGCGCAATAGCAGAGAATACACGTAATACAAATGTCTCAAATGAGATCTCTTTATCTATTCTGAAAAGAGTATTCCACCACTTGAGTGAAGTTTCTCCAAGATAGATCGTTCCATCATCTCGGATTTCTGTAAGCTTGTAGGTCTTTCCCTTAGCAACATCAGCAAATACTTGCTCACTTATTTGTGGAGTGAGAAGCATTTCCTGAATATGCAGCTTACTATATTGGTTTAGTTTGCATGCTTCGGTCATTTACTTTAGATTAAAGATCAACTGAAGCAGTACCTACAACTGTCACATGCGCACTACCATTGTCGGCATGCAGCTCCTTCTTGTAATCAAGAGCTCGCTTAGTATTGTTCTCAATAGTCTGGGTAAGACTGTTGCGAGCATTCTGAAGCATCGTAATGAGGTTATCAATACGAGTGATCTCGTGACGGTTATATGTATTGACAATATCTACGATACTGTCTGGATTTGAGAAAATGAGGTTGCGATCGTTCTCGTTAAGAGCCTTACCAATGGTCTCTTCAGTTGGCTGAAGGAAAATACCATTAGAAGCCGCACCTACAGGACAAACAACAGACATATCGTGTCCAGTTGCATCCTTATCACCTTCATTGATGAATACGCATGATGTTCCATCACCAGCCTCCTTAAGGCTCATGCTGTGAATATCGAAACCATCAATCTTAAAACGATTGATA